GCAGCTAAATCTAAATCTGTTTTAGATCTTCTTTCTTGATCAAGGTTTTTAGCAAAAAGCCCCATACGTTTTTTACCACCAAGATCAACTCTTGTGGCTTCATCATAAAATTCATTTACTGTTTTTAATATTTCAGCTTGTGTTCCAGCTGCTAAGTCTTTTAAATTAGTAACATCTTGTTTCATCAAGTCAGATCTTACCTGAACATCTGATTCATATTCTTTTTGTTCTGTTTCTATTTTATCATAAAAGTCTTGAGCACCTTTATACGCGGCTGTAAAAGCTTGTTGAAAGCTTTTGTTTATTAACGTGTAATCTTCTTTAAAAAATCTTGGATTTCTGTAACTCATAATTATATTTGTTTAAACTCTACGTCTAGTTGTGAGTAATCTACTAAGTCAAAACCATCTATATCTTTTTTAACAGCTGATTTTGGTATTTCATCAGACATTACACCTTGATAAGTTTCGTTTCTGTTTAAGTATTTAAATGAATATATTTTTAAACCGCTAGGTGAAAGTCTTAAAAACTTAATATCTTTTTTAAGTCGTCTATCACTAGGGCTAAAAGGATTGTTAGTTGAAAGATAGTTTACAGCATTATTTACAGCGCTAGCTTGATCTTGAGTATAATTACCTGGTATTCTGTTACCAGCTATATCAAGTATCGATCCTTGTCCTCCTCCTAATCCAAATGCTTTGGCTAATGATCCTTTGCCGCCAGCTAAACCACCCAGTGCAATACCACCTAAGCTACCCAACGCACTAGCAAAACCTGCACGTGAAGCTTGTTGAGCACCTTCCATCTTCATTCTAGCTTGATCTAACAATGCCGCAGATCTATCTTCATCTCTAAACTGTCTAGCTTCTGTCATTTGTTGTGTAAACGAAGTACCTCTTATTTTTAACGCATCGGCTTGTGCACCTATTTGCGCTCTTGCTACTTCAGCTCTTTGTTCGCCTTGAGCTCTTAATTGTTGACTTTGTATTTCTTGCTTTTCAATATTAGCAGATATACCTCTTTTACTTCTTAATGCTGCTTGAGCTAAAGCTGTGGCACCACCTGCGCCAGCACCTGTAGATCTTAGAGTATCTAATGTATTTGCTAAAGCAACGTCAGCTTCTTCAGCTTGAAACTCTGAAGCTTGCGTCGCAACACCAATGTTTGCAAATGGGTTTGTTATATCGCCAGATCTATCTTTAGCAAAACGACCAAGATCATTTAAAGCTTGCCTTTGACCTTTCAAGTTACTGAAAGCTCTCTGCGCATCTTTATATCTACCTTCTGCCGCTTTTGCTCTTTTTTTAGCGCCGAAACCTTGTATTAAGCCGCCTACTATATTAGTAGCAGCTCCTATTAAAGCCATGCTCATATTACTATAATTTTATTAGACAGTAACTTCTCCATTGACTGAAAATAATTCAGCCTTTGGATCATTGGAACTTTCGTTAGGTTCCCAGTACTGCATTGTTATGTTTGAAAAATATCCTTTTAAACCAGATGTTTGAAAATGGCTATTGTCTTGATAAAAATCAACCGCCTTATTTCTTAATTCACTGTAGTAAAAACTTTCTTTTTTAATAAAGCCTACAGTTTCACCTGTTCCTATTGTTGTACCTTCTTTAGGTATCTCATATGCTGTATTAAGATCATCATAACTACCTGATGCTCCGTATACAGCGTAACCACCTGTTGAAAAATTAGTCATATTCCAACCAGTTGTTCCTTCATAATCAAGAGTTAAAAACGTTTTAACTGTTGATGGTTCCATGTTAAATAGAAATTTAACATATGATGGATCGTTATATGTTGCATCATAAAAATTAGCTCTCGCTGCTGTTTCATCATGCTGTCTGTATAAGTTTGATAAATGATATGTGTAGAACTCATTTTTTAAACTTACACCATGTGTTGCTTTATATGTGTAAAAACTAACCCAACCACTAGCTCTTTCATCAAATGACAATGTGGCATAATCTGTTACGTTAGCTGTTGCTGTTCCACCTAGTAAAGCTGGTGCCACTACACCTCCTTCAATACCTGTTCCTTCTAATGTTACAACGTATTGTTTCTTTTGTTCATCAAACGCTCCATATATAGTATCACACACTTTTAGGTTATCTTTAAACCAGTCTTTCATACCAGCGTCTGATATAGGAGTTATACCGTCTGCTGACAATCTACATATAACACCTCTTTGCTTGTCTGCAAAGTATTTTCTATTACCAAAGTATGCAAAACTTTCAGGGTTTTTACCAATACCATACTTACCAGAATAAGGTGTTATTTGGCCTATGACATTAGCGCCTGATGCTGTTATTGGTTGTCCTTCAGCTGTAAATATAGCGTCTTTATCTATTAAAGCTCTATTAACTTTATTTTCTTGAAATATATTTAAGTTAGTATCTTCAGCGTGCAGTTTTTGTATACTACCATTGTTAACATCAACGGCTCTTGTTATTGATTGACCTGATGGAAATTGATTCAACTCGTTAACAGTAGTTCTAGCATTGAATATACCACTGTATGTTAAAGCGTTTTTTCTTACCCTACCTTTATATTCTTCGTCTGTTATATGAGCTCTTGCACCAATATCCATTTGAATACCATTATACTCACCTTTTATTCTATTTTCTTCAATGTGATATACGCCAGGCGCTTCATTTGATCCGCTTCTACCACCTTGTATTATTATGGCGTTTGAAAATGCTAATTCTATTACTGCTCCCATATTTTTATTTTATGCTATTGGACAATTAAAAGTACTCGCTGATACAACACCTGTGCCTGATACAGCGTGTCTAGGATTTATACCAGATACTGTAAACGTCCCAGCTGCAACTGGATTGTTCAATAATTTATCCGTATGTATTATATTACCGGCATTTACACCACCACTTTGAGTAGGAGCTGCACCACCGCCACCACCAATAGATGATTTAATATAGTAAGTTACAGCTGGTTGATTGTATTTTATAGTACACACATCATTAAGTGCTCCAGCCAAATAATGACCGTCTATAGGTGTTGATGTTCTTGGAAATATTGTAAACTGCGTAGCAGCTACACCAGTTGGTGATGTTAACCCACCAATATCTGTAAACACTATACTTATCGCTCTTCCTGATATATTATCATTGCCAAAGAAACCACTATAAGTAAATGTATTATTTGTTCTTATTGTAAAAGTACCGTCTGCCATACCTGCTTGAATATTAAACATACTAGAGTTAGTACCACCAGATATTGCCGCTGTCAGACCTGTTTTATTTAGAGCTGCGTTTGCAGATCCATTAACAGCTGTTATAGTACCCACTTGATAACCTTTTCCACCGCTACCATAAGTACTTTGATTATCTATAAAACCGTTAGCATTAGTTCCAACAGGATTACTATTTGCTACGCTAACTGTAAATGTTTGTAAAGAAGAAGCGTTGTTGCTTTGTGTAGCTCTTACTAAAATACTATAATCATCAGAGCCGTTATTACTAAAACCAAACTGATGTCCTAATTTTAACATAAACCTAGGATCAATTTGAGCGCCACCGCCTGGTCCAGCCTGTTCGTTGGTTATAGCAAGTATTGCATTATTAGCATCTACCTGAATAACACATTGTCTTTGATCTGTAATGTTTGTGCCACTATTGTCGTAAAACCAAATTTTATAAAAACCAGCTCCGTCACTAGGTATTGAAGTCATTGCAACGCTTCCACCTGTTGATAACGCCGCTAGCTCACTATTTTTAAATCTAGCTATAATAACGCCAGGGTTATTATTTAATGTTAAATTAATTCCGTTTGCGTTAGCAGCAGAAGTATGTTTAGCTGAACGTCTAACTACTGTAATATCATCTTCTTCATCAATTTCAAACTTACCTAAGTCAGCGCCATCAGTATCATCGTTATTTGTAACAGCCATTAATTGAAAGTTTGACATGGTATAACCTTGACTTGTTGGATCATCTACAGTTGCTGTTAATTCACCAATTTGTTTTTCTAATTTATTATTATTTGTATAATCAAAACTTTCTGGGAAACTAGCCGTTATAGCCGCTGCGTAAGCTTCTTTTTCAGCTGTAGCTGTTATCCTTACATTAGTTGGTCCAGATGATGCAGCTTCGCACTGTAGGTTTAAATCTGTAACAGTACCACAAGTAGCTGTTTCATAATATATATCAAGATTTGATTGAAAAGGTTTTGTTTCAAAAACAGTCAAACCTTTGTCTTTAGCTTTTGGGTAACCAAATGGTCTATCATTATTTGAATCATCTGTTGAAGAAACAACATCACTAGCTTGAGTAAACTCACCAGTTACGTTTACTATTTCATTATCTAAATTTGGTATTTCAGCTACTGTTGGGTTTTTTTCTGCATCTTGTAAAAAGTCGTATACTCTTTCTCTATCTGGTAAGCTTCTAGGTATAAAAGCTCCGTCAGCATAAGGTCCGTTTTTAGCGTTAGATATACTAAATAAACCTTGTGACTTAGCATCACCAATAGTCATAACATCAATATACTCTTGACCATCAATACCCATTTTAGAATCAAAAAGCCTATTACCAACGTTACCCGATTGTGTTCCTACGTTTATTTGTACAACTTTAGGATACAACTGTACTTCTGACCCAGCAACACCATCTTTAAACTCATCAATGTCTATGATAGATCTAGGCACTTTATTTATATTATCACCTGTTAAACTAAACCATGATCTTGATCTTGAACTTGTATCAAATAGACCAGCAACCACTTGATCTTGATCATCAGCATGATTATTTGGGTTATCTGTTACTGTTTTACCCTTTGTAACTGACCAATTGTTCATTGGATGTTGAGTATAAACGTTATAATATTCTTGTTCTGTTTGTTTAACTACAACTTTCCATGCAAACCAACCATTTGGATTATCTTCATATTGATGTGTGTTTGATGTTGGTACTATTCTAGAGTCTTGAAAGTCTATGTTTAAAGCTTTACCATATGTTTTAAATGTATTTTCCCAGCTACCATCTGTATTAGCAGCATACGAATCTGTTTCTGCTACTACAGTGTGTGTGTCAGATAAATCATCGCTTTTATAAGTTGATGGTATCACAGGTGACATTCTACCAAAAACATCCATTAATACTATACCTGCTTGGTAAGTTCTTCTTTGTTTTACAGTATGAAATCTATGTGACTGTGTGTTAAAGTAAAAATGTCCTGATGAAACTCCTTTTTCAACGTTACCTTTATTATCACTTGATAAAAAGAAACTTATACCTTTATTACCAGCCTCATCATTAGGCACATCGTAACCTAGTGTTATATTTCCATAAACTATTCTGTTACCAACTACTTCTTGAGCTTTTGCTCTAACGGGAACATCATCAGAAACTCTTATTAACTGTTTTTCTGGTAAAACTTTAAATGGTTCTTTTGCTTTGTACGTGTATTCTATAAATTGTTTGTGATGAGTTTGTCCTGGTTTTGGAGTTACTGTATATATACCAAACGGACTTGTTGACTCGTTTTTTGCAGCATCAACGTTTATAGTGTCTACAAGTTTAACAGATATACCGTTTGATTCTTTTAATAATATTTCTATATCTTTTATTCTAAGACCTTTATCATTTTCATAAGTTGTAGTAACTTTATTACTAGTTGTTTGATGCTCTGTAAAAACAAAGTCTGTGTCTATAGTTGGTAAAGGTATACGCATAATAACTTTATCGTAAGCGTTTTGCATTAAAGGAACAATACCTCGCTCAACAACATCTTGTGAAGATATATTTACTTTAGGTTCGTTTGTAGTTGCGTTTACAGCTGTGTCAGGAGAAAATTTAAGTATACCAGCGTTTAAAGGCTTAAATACAGGTTGTGTAAATGGTGACATTATAGAGTACGTACCATCTTTGTATTTATATCTATATGCAAATCTAATAAATCGCTCTTGCATATAATCAGATTTAACACCTATTAGAGCATTAGGATTAGATGTTATTAATGTTTGTCCGTCTGCTACATTAGGATAAGCCGTTATTTTTACAGTAGCATTGTTACCACCACCTGTTATTGTTAACACATCATCTATGCTGTAACCATAACCTATATCATCTTCTGATATTGTGATAGCTGTTATAACTCCAGAGTTTACAGTTGTTACATTTACTTTTAAGCCAGTACCAGTTCCACCTGTAGTTGCTAAGTCGTTAGCTACAGAATAACCAGTTCCACCACCCTCTATACTAGCAGCGGCGTCAATTGTGTTTGGCTTATTTAACATAGGTGCTAAATATGGTGCTACTTTTGCAACTGATATTTTTTCTTCTTGTGCATCTACATAATAAGTTGTATTATTTCTAGCTAAGTCTACATCTATAACTCTTGGTGAGTTGTAGTTGTCTGTAAAATATAAATAATTACCTATAGTATTTACACCTGTTATAGGATGTGTTTTTGTAAAATTTAAATACAAGCCTGATGCTAAAACTTCTTCAGCGTTGTTACCTTCTTTCATTACAACTTTCATCCTATGCTTGTTTGAATTTTCTTTCGCCCTTTGCATTGTATGTATGTCTGCATTTGGAGTTGTGCTTGTACATGAAGTTGTAAACCAAAATATTCTATCGTTAGAAACATCTACGTAAGAACCTATTGTAGTTACATCAAAAGCATTGCCAAGATCTTTAATTTCTTGAGTTGTAAGCTTTTTATTACCTCTAATATTTTCAATAGCTCCAACGTCTGAATCTTCACTTGTAGCTATAGATACATTTTGAGCTTCTCTATATTCACCACCTGGAACGAGTCTTTCGTCCAGATCTTTATTCATACGAGCTTTAGTAAAAATATTTTTTATTTTCGGCATGTATTAGTGTTTAATTTGTTTTGACTTACCTCTCATTACATTTGTAAGTTCTTTTATATTTATATTAGTTAACCTAAGTTTAGCGTTACGCATAGCAGCTCTTCTTTCTTTTTTATATCTTGCGACTATGTATTCAGGTATGTTAGTTCTTGTTGAAAGCATACCAAACAAAACATATTTGTATAAAGCATCTTCTGCCATTTTATGTACTTTCATTTCACCGTCAGTTGCCATACCGTCTGATACATACTTTATTGTTATAGTCCTGCCGCTCATTGATGAATCAAAGCCAAATTGACCACCAACTTCATCAATTGTAAAAACACCGTTTAAGTTAGAAAGTTCTGGCTCAGCGCCATATCTATTTGAAAATGATGCTAATCTATTAGCTATGTAATGTGTGTATAAAAAATAATCATCATTAGTCACTGTTCCATCAAACAAATCTTGATTAAAGTTTGAGTTAAATCTATCAACAGTTATACCAGGTGTTATATTTAACACACCTTCATTTTCATCAAATAAATAATTACCATCACCATCCTGCGCTATAGACTCTGATGGTCTTGATGTAAATCTTGCAGGAAAAACTGGATGTTCAATACCAGCTGTGTCAACCCAATGTATACCAATGTAACTTATATAGTCTTGTGGCATAGGTATTTTTAAAGATGGTGGAACATCAATTTCTTGTATTTTTTCTAATCTTGATATGTCATAACTAAACTCTTGTATACCTCTTTTTATATGAAATAAAACTTCAGATCTGTTAGCATGTGGTATAAGTTTACCGTTACCAACATAAGCTATTATAAAGTTGTTAACTATATCTTTTAGTTTTATATATCTATAATCACCTAATTCTCTATCAATTAATTTAACTAATACTTTAGCACCAGCTGTTTGACCAGATGTAAATGTAATTTTACCAGCGTTACCACCTGTTGGGCCAGCATAAGCGTAGGTACTAGGATTTACTTCAGTACCGTCTACAAATACTAAAAAATCAGTTATTAAAGCTGGTAAGCTAGCAACCGTTAATACAAACTCAGTTTGACTTGCTGTTGCCGTAAATTCCTGACTACTATTGTAGTATTGTTTTGCTGATGTTGTTCCTAAAAATCCCATTATTGTTGTTGTTTAGCCATTTGAGCACCTTGACCTAATGATACAGCTTGCTGAACCACATTAGGATCTTTAATTATAAATCCTGTATAAGCTAAGATGTTTATTATTAATTCTGTTTCTTGTGATGGATGTAATACAAAGTCTGTTGACCCTTGAGTGTTTGTTTGGTTTGAAAACGTTGTACTATCATATGTTTGAGTACCGTAAGTTGCATTTGTAGTATAACCCCATCTAGGTTCTGCTGGTGTTTTTATGTATTTAATTTTTAAATCACCTAATGTCCAACTTCCATCAGTAAGCGCAGGTTCTACAATAATATCTGCAGCTCTCTGATAATATACAGGAAAATCTTTAGTTGGTTTTGTTAATGGTGAAGATTTTAAGTAAGGTAATCTATTTTTGTCTATTTTTTCTATTTCAATAGTTTCATCTGTCATTGTTATATCAATAACTTTATATAGATCTGTTGGTAAGGTACCAACACCATTTGTTAATGAAATATCATCTTGGGCATAAAACGGGTCTATTTGTTCTTGTATTTTTGTAGGTATATCAGCTAAAGCATCGTTTACTCTACCAGCTTTTTCAATATTTAAAAACCTGTTATAATCGTAAAATAGCTTATCTAATAATTCTAATTGAGCTTGTCTAGCTAAGTTATTGTACTCAGATGGTGTTAAATAACCTCTTTGCTCTTTGTTCAATATTGACAAGACTGATTTATATACCTTGTTTATGTTTATTGCCATAATTTCTTTTTTATAGTAAGTGGTCACCCATAGAGATGACCACCTCTATAAATGATTTTTATTTTAGTTTTTTCTCAACTAATTTGTAAACTTCAATACCTTCATCTGTTTTAAACCAAGCGGTTAAAGCAGAGTATGGATTTTCATCAAACGGTATATCAAATAATTTTCTATCATTATTTGCCCATTTGAAAGATCTATTGTCAGAAGATAATTTAATTATATTCTTTTCAACAGCCCTAATACCCATGTTTCTAATATTGATATTTTCATCATTAGCGAGTTCTAAGAACAATTCTGGATTATTCCTAGCAAATACCATTGAGTCACGTTTAAGTTCTTTAGAAGTCATCTTATTGACTGCGTTACCGATCTCTGTTCTTACAATAGCTTCAATTCTATCAATGTCTAGTGTTTTAGCAGCGTTCATAGCTTCTAATTGTAACTCTAAAACATCAATTTCTTCTTCTGCTACTTGATCAGCATTAAACTCTATAAACGTTCTACCAGCTTCTGGGTGGTATGTTGATAGAAATTTTTGTAATGTTGTTTGTTCTTTTTCTACAAACAGTTGTCCGTTTCTAAATACAATATGACCTAATCTTTGAGGTCCTTTCATTTCATCAACGAATACTGTGTTTTGATTTCTACAATATTTTATCTCTCTTTCGTATCCTACGCTTTCGTCAAAATAAAATAATTGTCTAGATCTTAATATATAAACAGGAGGTACTGCATTTAAATTTAATTCATACAACCTATCTTTTACTACCCAACTTGGTTTTGCTGGGACAGCTTCAGCGTTAGTTACAACTGGAGCTTTTTCTTTTGTTTTTGTTTTTTTCATGATATAATATAATAAAAATTAATAAAAATAAAGGGCTAGGCGCCGAAGCGCCTAACTCTTTAATATAAATATTACTTAAGTAATATAAAGTTGTTTGCAGCTTGTACTACTAAACATCTTTCAGATAGATAGTGAATCTCCATCTTGTCAATGCTTGAACTAGTTGGTCCACCAACTGATCCAGTCACCCAAGACTTTAATTTTCTATCGTCTGCTTGACCTGCTCTATATCTAACGTGTAAGAAAGGTCTTCTTACATTAGATCCTACTTGCTGATCATATACTGAAGAAGTACCTGCAGGAATAATTACCCCTTTGATACCACCAACTAAACCTCTTGTAGAAGCGTCGTTTAAGTATTTCCAATCAGTTTTGTAGAAGTCATAAGAACCTCTTCTAAATCCAGAGAATCCTAGGTTTAACGCCATGTCAGATGAGTTTTCAAATACACCGAAAGATGTACCACCATCGTAGTTAGCATTAATTTGACCTAACATATCATCAAAGATTAAGTTTGAAGTTCTGTTAAGATATAACATGTTTTCTTCAATTGCACCTTGCTTATCTAGCTCAGCTAATAATAAATCGAAATCAGCTAATGCATCAGACGCGTTATCAACTAAGTTAGTAGCTACGATACCTCTGTTTTCAATAGCTGAGAACATACCTTCTGAACCATTGAAACCATCAACACCGCCTGAACCAAGATCATGAAGTTGTGAGTCTGCAGTTCCAGAACCTGTTACAACTTTCTCAGCTTCAACCATAGTCATCTCCATATAATCGTTAAATCTCACTCTAGTATCACCTGAAGATTTTAGATACCATAAGTATCCACCTTGTCCAGACTCACCAGCTACTTCGATCCAACCGATCTGAGCAGTGTCAGAACCATTGATTTCAAAGTGATCTTTAATGATCATAGGTCTATTGTTGAAAGTTAAGAAATTTGGCTCTACGGAGTTACCCATAGTGTCAGATCCTTTTGCAAATTCAGAACCATATACGAAGAACTTAATTGCTTTAGATCCAGTTGAGATACCAGCTAAATCTTCAATATTTTCTGCTCCGTAAGGTAAAATTGTAAGACCAGTTTCACTAGCTTCAACTCCAGCAGATACATAACCTTTGAAGACTACGTTTTCTACTACAGCTACAACTGTTGCTCCTTTTCTTACTGCGTGTTTTGCACTTGAACCACCATCAATGTCAGTAATCGAAGTTACTGCACCGTTAGTAGTGTCACAAGTACCGTTATATGCTAAGTGTAATCTACCTTGCTCAGACCAAATTACTTGATCAGATTGTAAAGGCATTTCAGCACTAAGCATAGATAAAAATCCAGAAATGGTTCTGTTACCATATCTGTCTACTTCCTGCTCATATAAATCAGGAAGATATTGTTGTGCCCAACCTGCTACGTTCGTTCCATCGCCAAATACATCAGATGATGTAAAGTCTAGGTAATTAGTCGCAAGCGTCATCTTTTGATACGCTGGAGAGACTATCGAACCGGCAGCTGGTCCACTAAAACTTACTGTTGCCATAATTTTTAATTTTTAATTTTTAATAATTTTTCAATTTAAACTTTCGGCTAGAACTATTATCGCCGCTTATAACTTTCACTTTTTGACCACCGACATTAACAACACCATCAGACGTTTTTCTTCCATCGACATTTATATTCTTTGCCTCAGAAGTTAATTGTTTGACAGCGTCAGCTTTGCCTTGCTCGTAAAAATGACTAGCTAAAGCGTCAGCGTTTCGTGCAGCAAATAAAGATTTATGATAACCCTTAGCGTCTTGTAGCATATTATCTTGACCAATATACTTGCTAAAAACATTTAGCACGTCAGACTGAGCTTCCCTTGTTTGTTGCGCATCTTTAACGTTGTAACGATACTTTTTGTCTCCAACTTGAAAATCAAAACCTTTGAACTTCTCATTAAAAACCTGATCAGTTTTTTGATTAAAGTGTTTTTGTTGCTTTGCAGTTAGTTCACTAACCTGAGCTTGCTCATTACTGTAACGGTTGAAAAAGTCAATTGCCTTTTGTTGTTCAGGTGCTAACTTAGAGCCCAACTTGACCTCTTTGTAATATTGCGCCTTCATACCTTCTAAATGGTTCTTAGCTTGTGCAACCGCTTCTTTATAAGCGAGCTGTTTTCTTTTTACGTCCCTAGGCTCATCTATATCTTCATCAAATTTAAAATTATCTTCTAACATGAAGTTAACTTCATCAGATGAAAGATGAGGTTTTGTAGATTTGTAGTACTCTCGCAAGAGTGCTTCTCCATCTACACTTGAGTAATCCGCGTTGAGGCGAACATATTCCTCTAACGTTCCACCAGTCTCATTCATAAACTTCACGAGTTCTTCAATGTTTTCTGGTAGTTCCACTTCTGGAGTTTGTTGCTCTTGTTTTTCTTCAACAATTTTATTTTGTTGTTTGTAAACTTCTTCAACAATATCATTTGTTTGTTCTTCTTGTTCATCTGTTACTTCTTGTATAACAGGTGTTTCTTCAACCACCTCTTCTTTTTTACCTTCAGTAACAGGTTCTTCTACTTTTTCTTCAGTAGCTTTTTCAGGTTGTTTACTCATATCAACCTTTATAGTATCAGCGCCTTGATCAAACGCGTTACTTTTTCTTTTAGGCTTTGGAGCTTCGACTTCTTTAGCGTCAACTATTTTTTCTGTAGTTGAAGCTTTTGCTTCTTGCTCAACAGCCTGTTCTTGTGGTTTTTCAACCACTTCTTTGTTTTCATTTTCCATAATAAGATATTATATAATTGTTTAAAAATATTATTTTCTAGCGTAATACGCTATGATACTTCCAGAGTTGACATTTATTTTGGTATACTGACCAAATATATCAATACCTGCTGGAAAAGCATCACCTACTACTACTTCTTCTCCTCCAGATCCTTCATTATAAGTTTCAGATCCTGAAGCAGCGTCACCAGCAGCGTCTTCTGTGTTAGCATATCTAGTAGCTTCTTCAGCAACTAATCCAGTAGTATTACTAAATGTAGTAGCAGCTAAAGTTGTAATAGCTATAAAAATATGCTGGTCTGGTGGTACTATTACGTCTCCACCTTTTGAAAATACTGATCCAGCTATATTACCTGGATAGTCGTTATGTAATCTTGGCATAATTTTTTATTTATCTTGGTTCAAATTGTTCTAAGTCAAAACCACCTAAGTTGTCAAAGCCTTTTGACTCAAACTTTTTAGCTGGTAGATCTTTTTTTCTTTGATCGATTAATTCAGACTGTTGACTAGCTTGTATTCTAGTACGTTCATCTTTACGATCTTCTTTATATTGCTCTTTATCTTTAATCACTTGTGATTCCATGTCTTTTAATCTCATATTTAAATTAAACTCATGTTCCATAAGTTCTTTTTTAATTTCAGCTTCTCTTTCCATTTTTTGGGTTCCAAACTGAAACTCTGCTTGGGCTAATTGAACTTTTTGCTCAGTAATTATTTGATTTTTCTGTGCTTCAGCTTCTGCAGCTGCTTGAGCTGATTGAGCGTTAGCTTGTGATTGAGCTTGTATATTTTGTTGAGCTATTTGTTGATCTTGCTCTTGCTTTTTTCTTTTTCTTAGTTTTAATACTTGGTTTGCTAACTTTAAGTTTCTAACCTCTCTAATATCAATAGCATCTTCTAAGTTTATTTGTTGTTGTTGAAGAGCCATTTGTATATTGTTTTCTAATCTCTGTTTTTCTTCTTCGTCAGGTGCTAGTTCTAAAAATATACCAAAGTCATGTAAATGTAATTCTTTAACTTGATCTAAAGTACCAACATTGAATCTACCTAGTGATAAAACAAATTGATTTCTAGCTTTAGAATATTCTAATACATCAGATATTCTAAGTGAAACAGCTTCTGCTGTTTTTAATACTAAGAACAAACCAGCTTGTAGTATATGTCTAGTAGCTGTGTTACTATTAGCAGCTGCTAATTTTTGTAATCCAACTAAAGCATTTTTATCTGGCGAGCTACCATCTCTTGCTTCATTTAATCCGGTTACGTCCCTTATCATTTGTAAATAATAGTTGTAAGACTGTATTAATGCTGCTATTTTAGCATTACCACCTGAAGACTGTAACTCTTGTATTGGCATACGACCATTGTTAAAGTCACCATCTTGCGTCATTGATCTACCAATAACACTACCAGTTTGGAAATACATATTTAATGCTTCCTGTGGATTATAGTTAGTACCATTTCCTAAATCTATTTCAGCTAAACCATCAGCGTCTAAAAATACACCGTCTGGTACAGTTCTAGATAATACCTGTTGCAACTTTAAATGTGTTAACTGTATCATATCAGCAAAACTTACCATACGGCTAACAAGTGACTCAGGTCTACCTTTATATATACGTGGAGCAGCAATACTGTAGCTCATAGATACTTTTGTAATATCAGACTTAGGTCTTGTCATGTTTTCACATTTTTTCCAGTCTAATATTATGTCATGGTTTAAAACCTTTATACCACTGTATAAAACTTCAATAGCTCTATCAGCTTTTTCAAATCTTGCTCTACCATCTTTTGGTGGATCAAAAGTATCATCTTTTGCTAAAGCTTTATCAGCACCTGATGCTGTTTGTTTTATTTTAAAAGTTTGCCTGTTAAAAGTTTTATATTCAAAATATAATACATTTATATAACCTTTTTCATTTGCATCTTCAGGATAATAAACATATTTATCAAACTTTTGATTACTGTATTTTTTCTCAAGATCTTCTATTTGCTCATTTGTAATATCAGGATATTGCTTTATAAGATCTTTTATTAAAACTCTTTTTACTTCACCTACATAATATAAATCTTCAAAATAAGGTGAATCACTATATGAGTGAACTATATTAGCAGGATCAACGTATTCAAGCGTGATACCTTCAGCTCTATTAAAACCGTTTTTAACACAAGCGATACCAAGTACAGCTAAATCATAATCTAATCTTTTCTTTACGTTATTAAACTTATTAAGAGCCATTACATTGTCAAGAGCTTCTTCTTCAGCTATTTCAATAGACTGCTTGTAGTTTAATTGCATATGCACAGAAAGCTCTTCGTCATTTTCTGGTATTTTTTCAACATCATTTTTAAAAGAGTTTATACCAGTTTGAGCTTGTACATTTAGTTTAAATGATTTAAACTTCATGTCTTCTTGCATATTTTTTATATAATCTGTTCTATCTTGAGCCGCTATAGGATCAATAGAAAATGCTTTTATATTATAAGTTCTCTCTTGTATACCATTAACAACAATGTCTATAAATTTAGGTATAATAGGTACTGGCTTCCAGTCTAAATTAAGATAAGACAAATCACCATTTATAGATAACTCATCTTTATATTTTTGTATACTCTGCTCTCCACGAGCGTATAATCTTAGCTCGTGATATTTTAATTGAGTATCATAGTAACGGTCTGAACCGCGGTCACTTTTAAACCACTCTTGCTCAATAGCTCTTGCAACTTGCAGGCCATATTCTTTACTAGACTTCTTAGCGTCAGGCACTGCCTGGCTTGGAAATGTAGATTTTGCTTTTGTTTTAATCATTAGTTATCAGTTTTGATGACATACCTTTATTGTTGTATTTTGTAAAACCAAAATTTATTGTTGTGTTTTCTCTTTTTGGGCTTGGTCTATATAAATTTTTATTACAAGCCATAATTGCTAAACCTGAACTAATAGTAGCATCAAACTTTGTTCTATTATTAATATCAAATCTAGCCCAATCATTTAATGTTGTATTAAATGATATATTACCATATTGTCCTTCTTGCGTTAAACCTACGTACTGCTGTATGTAGCTTTCAATTGCTGCAGCGTGCGCTTGTTTAATATCTTCACTGGAGTTTGGTATACCTCCTATTTCTTTTTCAGCTGTAGATAATTTATTCCAAAGCTTATCAGGTCTATTCATAGAATAACCTCTATAACCTCTTCTCTTTAAATAATACAGTAATCTAGGTTTATTATTTTCACATAATAAAGGCATACCGTAAAATACTAAAGCCATTAACACATCTTCAAAAAACATTTCAGCCGTGTTAGGTCTTGCGATATATTCTAAAAAAAACTCATTTGGAGGCGCATCTTCCATGCTAAACTTGGTCAAGCCGTGCAAAGATCCCTTTGATCCTTTGTTGTCTACAGTACCTGATATGTCATAACTATCACAACCAAACGCTCCTATATGTTCGTTACCAGGGTATTTTTTACCGTTTTTAGTAAAATATCTATTTTGTAAACTAACTGGTGGCACCCATGACAAGTTAAATCTACCAGTTTCATCTGGATAAAATCTAACATTAGTATCTTTAATACCATTTTCCCATACAAAACTACCTTTTATAGGTTTGCTCTGCATTTCGTTATAATCAATTTGCTCGTATATTCTTACTAAATTAAATAAACTATTTTTAGTTTCATCTCTGAAAGCATGTTCTTCAGTTCTTGGAAACTGTCTATAATATTCATTTAAAGCGTCTTGATCGTTTTTTAAACCATCTGCTTCGTTTTGCCAGTGCGTAATAACTCCAGTATCAATAACATCGTTATGAGGACCATATACTTCTGTTTCTGGATTTTCAAATACAGGTATCCCGTATTCATCAATAAAACCCTCATAGTTCCACTCCATTGGAATAAAAAAAGAGTACAAACCCGAATTAGTTTGACCATTTCTGTTTCGTTTAGTAACATCTGAATTATAATATAACTTTTTAAAATTATCACCACCCTTGTCTAACGCGTTACACGTTGATCCCATCATACATTTTCCTATAATTCTACTACCTAATCGTAAAGTAGTTTTTGTTACCCTCCAGTTATTTAATATATTATCTGGTCTTTCCCACTTACCAGATTCATCATGTACTAGTAATTTAAGCTTTTCACCATCATAACTGTTATCACCTGTGTTTTTCCAGTCTATTGTTGTATCAAGACCTGTTAGCTCTTCAGGTTTATCATTGCTTGTTATTTTTCTTCTTGTAAGCTTTGAAGCTGGTACTCTATAAGCTAACTCTGTTTTTGGGCGATCCATACCATCTTGGATCGGTTTAAAAAAGAAAGGGTAATTAACTGATATAGGTACAACCTTGTCAGTAAACATTTTTTTAGCATCAGCACCAGACTTGGATAATATACCAAATCTAGCATCACTAGATATTGTAGCTAAATTAACTGTTTCACCTGAAGCCATAAATGAAAAACCAGATCGCCTGTTTTTGAGGTAACACATACCATAACATCTAGTATCAGCTTTACAAGCTTCCCAAAATATATAAAATAATCTATTGGCTTCTCTAAAATCAGGTTTACCTACATCTATTTTAGACCACTGAAGATACATATAGTGAGTACCGCTAATATAAGTAGCAAAACCCTTGTTATAAAACCAGAAACCATTTTCTCTTTTTCTGAATTCATCTTCTATGTAGTCTATATATTTTTCTTTAAAATTAGCTGGGTAATCTCTCCAGTCAAAAATTGTTTTTATTTGATTTAATTCTTTTGGATATGGTGTAACTTGCCATTTGTTTTTTTCAAACTTGTGTATTTTCTTTGGCTGTTTAGGTATTGCTATTTTTAAATTCTGTATGCTATACACATCACCTATCGTACCATCTTTGCTAATAACTACAACATCGTGTTCTTTATTATAGCCATATTTCCAAGCCTTTTTTTTATTAAGCCTTTTAATTGTATTTAATTTTATTGGCTTAACAATTTCACATAAACTTTGGTTATACATTACTTAGATCTTCTTTCTGCAAAACCACCAAAAGACTTTTGCTTAGTTTCTTTTACAACACCATCTAACATTGCTTGCTCAGACTCAATACGATTAAGTATTTCAAAAGCGTCAAATATAGCTAGCTTTTTTGTAGCAGCAGCATTTTTTAGCCTGTCAGCAGAAACGTCATCTTCAGTTTCTACTATAGGTTCTTTAGCAACTTTAACCAACTCATCAACCGCTCTGTAACCAGCTTGGATTATATTCTTTTTCTTTTCCTTTGTACTCATATTTAATTTCAATAAAAATGTTTGGAACTCTGTATAATCTTTCAGCGCCTATGATAAACTCATACTCAGCTGCTTTATTATAACCTACTAGTTCGCCTTTTTTAAAACTACCATCGGAATATTTTACAATACCTATTTGATCAGCTTCAGATCCGTCTTGCTTTTGTATAGGCTTTATAAATGAATAACCTGGTAAAGCTTTCCACTCTACTATTTTTTTATAAGCAAATATCTGATCTACACTAACTCTGTATAAATCTTCTTTTATATAACTACCTGAATTACGCTCTTTACCTCTTGCATCATGCCATCTTCTAAATACATTATGATGTACGATTACCTCGTCATCTTCTTCAATCGGTGAGTTAAACTCTGAAGGTAAACCTACAACAACAGCCTCACGGCTAACATATTGATGGTTGTAAATTTCAGAGTTTAAAATAAGTTCTTTATCACCAATTTTTTTAGTATTATTGTATCGTTGCGTTTTAGGTTTTATTAAAAAATAAAACGTTCCTTTCATTAATACTCAAGATTATATTCAACTGATACAGCCATGTTTTTATTAAAATCTTTCCAAGGTAAAACCTCGTTGTTTTTTTCAATTAAAACACTAAACTTGTCTTTAGATTCTATGATGTCACATATAATATGATTACCATAAACTTCTTGACCAACTGAATAATGCATTGCATCGTTCTTGTAATCTCTACCTATGCTAATTTTTCTTATTAGTTTCATCTTTTATTTCTCCTGTATTAACATTAATATTTACAGACCCATACTTTTCTTCAAGTTTAGCCTGAAATTGTTTCATGTTACTATTTAGTTGATTAAATTGAGCTGCTAAGTTTAATTTACCTAGTTCAAGCTCACCAATTCTTATTTGAACGCTGTTTAGATTTTTTATATTTTCTTGTAATTCAGCTAATTCTTTTTTTGCTATTTTTTTTGCCATTTTATTAAATTTTAGTTTTCTTTTATATTATCACGCAATTGTCACGTTTTTTACTTCTTTTTTGGTTCAGCTATAAACCAGTCTTTGTACATTTCTCGTTTTTTAAGTATGTATTGCAAGTATTTATCTATTTTTTCTTTCCAATTTTTGTCTACAGCTGGGTTTATAATACCAGACTTTGGGCTTGAAAAACATTTATTGATATAATTCTTAATATCATGCTGATTATCAAGCAAATGATTGTTAATACAGTAAAAAGATCCCATTTGTATATTATTCCAAACATCAATAGGTTCTATTTTTTTACCTAAAACAGCCGCGTATATCATACTTTCACTAATATGTGTTGTGTATACGTTATTTGCTTTTTGCAGATAATAATACATATCTATATCCCTTGGTAATATATTACTATCGCCAAAAAAATCTTTTAACTCACCAATAATTTGATGCGTTGTTATAGGATGTGGCTTAAAATACATGTTATTACCATGTTTATTTGCTAAAAACTTTAATCTGTTTAAACAAATATTGGATTTTACTTTATTTGAGCCAGGTAATATAACAATATTATCTTTCGGCTCATATTGATCAAATTTAGAGTTTCTATCTTGATACTTGTTAGCATTTTTACTCATAATATTTTCAATTAAATAAGATGAGTAATCAACAACTTCGCAGTCGTCAGCGTAAGCATCAATCATTTGAGCATACCTAAGCTTCGTGTTTAAAGGTTGCATATAAAAACTAGTAGCAAACTCAGTGTATGCTAAAGTTTTAAAATAAGGCATTTCATCAGCCATAACATCATAGCTAAACTCAATACCAGCCTCAGTACACTTTCTTATAAAGTATCCTTCTACTTGTTCTAAACTTTCAAGTTTTTTATTTTTTTTGAGATGGCCAATTCTTTTGTCCAACTCACGTCTGTTAAACATTTCCATATAATTAAATTTAATTTATTAGTATTATAATAGTTACACGTTTTTGCGCTTTTCTACCTTTCAAATGACACGTCACCTAATTGACCAAAATTACTAGGATCACCATCGTACCAGTTTGTATTAGTTTGAAACGTAGTGGTAGTACTAGTATTAAATACAGTCGTAGTGTTAAATATTGTAGTAGTACTCTTTGTTGTCTCAAAAATTGTTGTTGTACTCTTACTTGTACTAAAAGTTGTCTGTGTGGTCCTAGTAGTATTAAACGTCGTTGTAGTATTCCTAGATGTACTTATAGTTGTGCTTCTACTTGTGTTAAAAGTGGTGGTAGTACTAGTGTTAAACGTAGTCGTAGTATTAGTACTAGTATTATAATTCGTAGTAGTAGATTTAGTTGTATTAAAAGTTGTGGTTGTATTTCTACTAGTACTAACTGTAGTTGATCTACTAGTTTCAAACGTAGTTGTTGTTGATGTATTAAACACAGTTGTCGTACTCTTGCTAGTATTAAACGTAGTAGTAGTAGACTTAGTTGTATTAAAAGTCGTAGTAGTATTTCTAGACGTACTAATCGTAGTTGACCTACTAGTTTCAAAAGTAGTTGTGGTACTCGTATTAAAAGTAGTAGTTGTGTTAGTACTAGTTTGAAACGTTGTAGTTGTGGACTTACTCGTGTTAAATATTGTAGTAGTAGACCTTGACGTGCTTATAGTTGTAACCCTACTTGTGTTAAAAGTAGTGGTTGTAGATGTATTAAATACCGTAGTAGTACTCTTAGAGGTATTAAACGTCGTGGTAGTATTCTTACTAGTATTAAACGTTGTAGTCGTGTTTCTGCTAGTAGAAACCGTAGTAGATCTACTAGTATTAAACGTGGTCGTTGTGCTAGTATTAAATGTTGTAGTCGTATTTTTACTAGTATTAAATGTCGTTGTTGTATTTCTACTAGTTGATACAGTTGTTGATCTACTAGTATTAAATGTCGTTGTTGTAGACGTGTTAAAAGTAGTAGTTGTTGATTTACTTGTAGCATATACCGTAGTAGTGTTTCTACTTGTGCTAATAGTTGTAGATCTTGATGTGTTAAACGTAGTGGTTGTACTTGTGTTGAACACTGTAGTAGTTGATTTACTAGTAGCAAAAGTAGTCTGTGTAGTTCTAGTGGTATTAAAAGTAGTCGTAGTGTTTCTGCTTGTACTTATTGTAGTAGACCTAGATGTATTAAACGTAGTGGTCGTACTTGTATTAAATACAGTTGTTGTATTTCTACTAGTGGCAAATGTGGTTTGTGTTGACCTAGTAGTATTAAAAGTTGTTGTTGTGTTTCTACTCGTGCTTACAGTAGTTGATCTAGATGTGTTGAAAGTTGTAGTAGTAGAAGTATTGAAAACTGTAGTAGTACTTTTACTTGTAGCAAACGTTGTTTGAGTACTTCTTGTCGTGTTGAACGTTGTAGTTGTATTTCTACTTGTACTCACAGTTGTAGACCTAGACGTATTAAACGTTGTAGTTGTGGAAGTATTAAATGTTGTTGTGGTTGACCTAGTGGTGTTAAACGTAGTTGTTGTGTTTTTACTAGTGTTAAATGTTGTAGTTGTACTTTTACTAGTGGATACAGTCGTATTTCTACTAGTTGCTGTTGATCTAGTGGTATTAAAAGTTGTTGTAGTATTAAAAACTGTTAACGTCTGCGTGTTAAACGTAGTTGTGGTATTAGTACTTGTTGAAAACGTAGTTGTTGTATTCTTACTAGTATTAAAAGTAGTTGTGGTATTAAAAGTTGTCAACGTCTGCGTGTTAAACGTAGTAGTAGTATTTTTACTGGTAGACACAGTTGTATTTCTACTTGTTTGCGTAACAGTACTTGTATTGAATGTAGTAGTTGTGTTTCTACTAGTAGATACAGTTGTATTTCTACTTGTGGCAGTACTTCTTGTAGTATTATACGTGGTAGTAGTATTTTTACTTGTTGATACCGTAGTATTTCTACTTGTTTCAGTTGATCTTTGCGTGTTAAAAGTTGTTGTCGTATTTTTGCTAGTAGCATAACTGGTATTTCTACTTGTAGCTGTACTTCTACTTGTAGCTGTGCTTCTACTAGTCAGTGTTTCTGTGCTAGTGTTAAAATTGGTTGTTGTACTACGCGTTGTAAGTGTATTAAATACGGTTAGTGTACTTCTACTAGTTAGTGTATTAAATGTAGTAGTAGTGTTAGTACTCGTGTTATACAATGTCATCACATCATCATCCATATCTGCACCTACAGTTGTACTAGTGGTTCTACTAGTAGCATAATTACTAGTTCTAGTTGTATTATAAGTAGTAGTATAACTAGTGTTGTAAATAGTAGTTGTAGAAGTTGATTTACTAGTTGCGTAAGTGGTATTAAAAGTAGTTGTAATAGCTGTGCTTCTACTTTCATTAAATATAGTAGTGTATGCAGTAAGTTGAGATTTTAACGTTAACCTCGATGTTCCAAAAACAGTAGTAGTATTAGGCATCAGACCCTCCTTTCAATAATATATCGTTAACAAAATAGTTATTAAGCATTACTTTATATATTTGTCTTGTTGTTTCAGACGAATCAAAAGTTTTACTTGTTAACTCAACTTCTCCATCTTTACCATATAGTTTATCACCAACCACTAGTTCATTTACTTTAACTGTAGTCCATTGATTATTTCTTTTTACATATATAGAGTGTGAACCTGCTATAACTAAACTTTCATTTAAAGTATACAAACCTTCGCAGTACATTGCTAATCTTTCAACACCATCAACATCTTTAACACTTTTTGTTCCATTTGAAATGTCACAAATTAAAAACGATCTAGCTTCTTCAAGATTTTTAGCTTCTGTTTCACTTGTATTAAAATTAGAATTTGATAACACGCCAAAACCTGTTTCTCTATTATAAATTTTAACCGGAACATGATACACTTTTCTATTATAATATTGATTTTCAGGTGGAGATATAGCCACATCATGGAACACTACATCGTCCCAGTAAAACCTCATATATTCATCTGTTGTTCCACCACTAAAATTCCACCATGTTATTTTAGCTCCGTCTTTTGCTTTTTGTTTTACAAAATATCTAAAATGAGGATGCAAATCAGGGTCTGCATACGTGTCCATTAGTATTGCATCATAACCTTTACGCTCGTTTAATAAGCTTAACCACTTATCTTCAATAACAATTACATTAGGTTTATCTTTGGCCCAAGCTTTTAACTTAGGTATTATTTGAGGATGCGTTTCACATATTGTATGTGTACCTGGGTTTCTAGCTTGTATAGCGTCAGACAATATACCCATACCAAAACCACACTCTAAAACATCATCACCAGCTTCAACACATACCTCAGCGGCTTTTTGCATTATTGGTATCTCCCAGTCCATCATGACCTCCCATATCTCGTTAGTAACAGGGTTGGTCCAGACTATGTCTCCATTTTCACGAAAAGTTAAATCAGCTGCATGGTAATTTTCCTGCGTACCCGATGTTCTATAAGGTATATTCATGTTTTTAATTTTATTGACAACCTCTACTACAACCGCCGCCGCCACCGCCGGATGTAAATGTTGATCTAAATGTATTATATAAAGTAAATGCGTTAAACTGTGTTATTTTTGTAGTAAGTGTACTTGTACTATATGTTGTTGTTATATTAGTACTTCTACTTGTTGATCTACTTGTGTTAAATACAGTTGTTGTATTTGTTGTTCTAGATGTTGATTTACTAGTAGATCTAGCTGTGTTAAACGTGGTTAAAGTACTAGTAGAAAATGTTGTTGTAGTACTTGAACTGTATCCGCCAGCACCATCACTTCTCCACATCCATAGGTCTCCTTTTGTATCATTTGCTTCTAGCCCAAACGTGTTATGACTTGGGAATTTAACTGTGTCAACAAATATGTCTCCAGCTAGATCAAATTCAAAATAATCTAAAGTAGAATTATATGATCCACCGGTAACTTTAAAAGAAATATTTTTTGAATTGTCACCAGCCCAAAGAAGTCTAGCAAAATTTCCACCACCAGCATTAACAAAAGTCATTATATTTAAAAACGCGTTATAAAGGTTGTCACCTGTATCATCTTCTTCATGTATATATACTTTACTAGCGTTTTCAGGAAATTGAGCATTAAATCTAATTCTAGCTGCACTAATGTTACTTCCAGCGGTAGGACTTAGGTTTTGTTGGTACACATAACCCGCACCAGCCGTGCTATTATCTCCCGCACTCACATCCCACACAACATAGTTAACGTTAGTAGATTTAGTAGTGCTAAATATTGTACTAGTAGCTCTATTTGTTGATGTTGAATATGTAGTAGTAGTGTTTCTACTTGTTGATGTTGAAAAAGTAGTAGTTGTATTAGTACTAGTGTTATAAAAAGTAGTAGTACTAAACGTTGTTGTTGTGTTAAAAGTAGTGGTAGTGTTAAACGTGGTTAAAGTTGTTGTGTTGAAAACTGTACTAGTTGATCTAGTAGTGTTAAAAGTTGTTGTCGTATTAAACACAGTTAAAGTTGTTGTATTGAAAACAGTTGAGGTTGACTTACTAGTGTTAAAAGTTGTTGTTGTATTAAACGTGGTTAAAGTAGTGGTGTTAAATACAGTTGTAGTTGACTTACTTGTAGAAAAAGTTGTTTGCGTCCCAAATGTTGTTAACGTCGTTGTATTGAAAACAGTGAGTGTAGATCTACTAGTAGCATAAGTAGTATTTCTACTAGTTGCCGTGCTTCTATTTGTAGCAAAAGTTGTTTGAGTTGACCTAGTAGTATTATACGCGGTTTGAGTAGATCTAGTAGTAGCATAACTGGTATTTCTACTAGTTGACGTAGATTTAGACGTGTTAAACGTAGTTGTTGTGTTAAACGTAGTTAAAGTTGTCGTATTAAACACCGTGGTAGTAGATTTACTTGTAGCAAATGTTGTTTGAGTAGTCCTCGTAGTGTTGAAAGTTGTAGTTGTGTTTCTACTAGTTGAAATAGTTGTGACCCTGCTTGTGTTAAATGTAGTAGTCGTACTAGTATTAAATACCGTACTTGTGGATCTACTTGTAGCAAATGTAGTAGTAGTGTTTTTACTCGTATTAAATGTAGTAGTGGTGTTTCTACTAGTTGATATTGTCGTTTGTCTAGTGGTGTTAAATGTTGTAGTAGTGCTAGTATTAAACACAGTACTTGTAGACCTTGTTGTATTAAAAGTGGTCGTAGTATTTTTACTTGTATTAAACGTGGTTGTTGTAGATCTAGATGTAGATATAGTAGTGCCTCTACTAGTATTGAAAGTAGTAGTAGTGCTTGTGTTAAATACTGTACTAGTAGATTTAGTTGTGTTAAACGTAGTGGTAGTGTTCTTACTAGTGTTGAAAGTAGTAGTCGTATTCCTACTAGTTGAAACAGTTGTTTGTCTACTTGTTTCAAAAGTTGTTGTTGTACTGGTATTAAATACCGTAGATGTAGACTTACTAGTATTAAAAGTAGTTGTCGTAGATCTTGATGTGCTTACTGTAGTTTCTCTACTTGTATTGAATGTAGTAGTTGTACTAGTGTTAAAAACTGTAGATGTAGATCTACTAGTAGCAAATGTTGTTTGAGTTGATCTAGACGTGCTTATTGTGGTTTCTCTACTTGTATTAAAAGTTGTCGTAGTACTTGTATTAAATACAGTGCTAGTGCTTCTTGTAGTATTAAAAGTAGTTTCTGTAGTTCTCGTAGTGTTAAACGTTGTGGTTGTACTTTTACTTGTTGATACGGTGGTAGACCTATTAGTTTCAAATGTGGTTGTAGTACTTGTGTTAAATGTAGTCGTAGTACTCTTGCTAGTTGCAAACGTTGTATTTGTGCTTCTAGTAGTGTTGTATGCAGTTTGAGTAGTTCTACTTGTTGATACTGTAGTTTCTCTAGTAGTATTAAAAGTAGTTGTTGTACTAGTATTAAAAACTGTTGAAGTAGACTTGCTTGTTTCAAAAGTAGTTGTAGTACTTTTTGAAGTCTCAAAAGTAGTTGTAGTTGACCTACTAGTAGAAACGGTTGTTTCTCTAGTTGTATTAAAAGTTGTTGTAGTGCTAGTATTGAAAACAGTCGAGGTTGACTTACTAGTTTCAAAGGTTGTGGTTGTAGATGTGCTAGTATTAAACTCCGTGCTAGTTGATCTACTAGTTGATACAGTAGTTTCTCTAGAAGTTTCAAAGGTAGTTGTAGTACTAGTATTAAATACTGTACTTGTACTTTTACTAGTTTCAAATGTAGTAGTTGTATTAGTACTTGTATTGAAAGTAGTAGTGGTATTCTTACTTGTGTTAAAAGTAGTAGTTGTGGATTTGCTAGTAGCCGTCGATTTAGAAGTACTAACTGTTGTGCTCCTGCTAGTCGCGGTATTCCAGAAATCTATTTTATTCCATAACCACTTCATTAAATTAGATTTTATTGAGGATAACTACCAAAGTCTCCTACATAGTTTATTAATACTTTGTTTGATGCTGCAACAAAATAAGTTAATACTGCTATTTTGTTTGCCGTTGTGTCAAATGATATAGCCACGCCGCCAGGTGTGTAAGCTGTAGCAGGCAAAGCTGCCCAACCTAAAGACCCTACACTAGCTGGATTTGTTATAACTATAGTACCTGATTTACCAACAACAGCCGCACCTAAATTACTAAACGCTATTGTGTTTGTAGCGTTTTGTGCAGATATATTATAATTGTTTGTTGACTGGCTGAAATCTACAGTGTGGGTATTACCACTATGCGTTATAGCTGTAAATGGTGCACTCTGGAAAGCTAAGTTACCGTTTATAAATGTATCTTGCAAAAACTGTATTGCCATATATTTTATTTAAAATAATACAGACGGCGCCGAAGCACCGTCTATATTTAGTTAATTATTTATTATGATGATGGATATGTAATATTTGATCCCGCAGCAATATTGTCTCCAATTACTTCCTGAATAACAACAATGATGTCGTTACTAGGTTGATGAGAGAAAACAACTTGTATTTGATTAACACTAAGTCTATCAACATCTGCAAAGACATCTAAAAACGTAACGCTATCGTACATCTTAATAATTAAGTTAGTTGAGTTCATACTGTGAGTAATGCTACATTTATTCACATTACTTGTTAACGAACTAACATCTATTGTTGCAGTTTTTTGTACAACCTTAATTCTGTTATCAATAACTGTATTAAGTGCTGTTCCAGCAACGGTAATCGCGTCAGCTTCTAATGTTCCATCAATATCTGCATCACCAGAAATATCTAACGAACCAGCATCTAATTCTCCAGTTAAGTATAATGTATCTTCACTAGCATCCCATAACATATACTTACTAGCTGTAGCACCAAAGAATTTAACATCATAACCAGTGTCATCAACACCAACGCTTAATGTCCCGTCTAATTGTACATTACCATCAATATCAACAGCATCAAGATTAGTTGTTCCATCAATATCAACATTACCAGATATATCTAAGTTAGTAAATATCGAAGTGCCTGGTGCTTGTATTAAATGTGAAAATAGAAATTTATCACTTGCAGCGTTCCATAATATCGAAGCATCGTTTGAAGCATCTACAGCGTCTTGTATTGTAATACCCGCACCATCTGCTGTAGAACTAGAGTCTCCAGCTGATTTGTTTAATGTTATATTTTTATCTTCAACATCTAAAGTTGCTACGTTAGCTGAAACAGTATCACCTGATACAGTTAAGTCACCAGTTACAACTAAGTTACCTGATGTTGTTACTGTAACATCTGTCGCATCACCAATTGTAAGACTTTCTGTAATTTGAGGAAGTCTAGCTGTTAAGTTAGCAATATTAACATCTACATCGGTGTTAGCTGTCATATCATCTACTTCAACATCTATAGTTCCATCATCATCTTGATAAGTTACAGATACTCTAGTTTCTGTATTACTAGTGAACATAGCTCCAACAGTATCTTGTATAAACTCATCTAAAGCAGTTCCGTTTACTGTAATAGCGTCTGCTTCTAATGTTCCATCAAAATCACCATCAACAGCATCTATATTACCTTTAAATATTGTAGCGCTAACAGTACCAGTACTTGGATTATAAGTAAAATCACCGTCGGCTTCTAAACCTTGGCTACCAGCACCTCCAGCACCTTCAATAAATGTTATTTGGTTTTCTTCGTTTGTGTTTTCATTATCTGTAATAGTTACGTGATCTGCTGTACCAGTAGTATCTTGGTTAAGCGTATCAACTGCTATAACACTATCAGTTGCTGTTAATCCAGTTCCTGCGAATAAAGTTGCAAGAGCTGCAACCGTAGTTAATTGTTGTGCAGATCCGTCTGAATCTAAAGTTAAAAGCTTATCACCGTTTGTTGGTGTTACATCTGATAATCCATTTGATAAATCTAATTCAAATGTAAGATCATAAGGATCACCGTCTGAACCATCAGATACGTCTGACCAGTTTATTTGTAAACCTTTTCCGTCTATAAATTTAACTTCTTTTGCATCGTTTATTGTAACTTCAGTTCCATCTCCATCTTCTAACTGAAAAGAACTCATTGTTCCCGATGCTGTTCCTAATGTCTGCCAATTGGAGCCATCGTAAAATTTTAAAGCGTTAGTGTCGAAGATCAGCTTACCCGTAACATTTCCGGCATCGCCTTCAGTAGAGTGATCTACGACAAAATCGTTTAATTTGTAATCGTTAAGGTTTATATTGCCCTTAACGTTTAAATGATTTAAAATAGGTATTGCCATAGTGTTTTAATTGTTTTTATTTATTAATATATGCGAAGCCAGAATAACTAGCTGCAAAGAAAATTTTTAATTCGTTTTTGTCGATGTATTTTACTTGACCAAAAGCTCCAACATCAGCATGTGTTCCATCATCTAATCTAACAGTGACACTTGGTAAATAATCACCTAGCTCTAAACCATGTATGATTTGCCATTCCGCACTTGGTGTGTTTTGATGATGTTTGTGTGATCCACCTGATTCAACTACGAAATCAGCTATTTGCTTTAAAGTATAATTTCTAGTTGCCCCTGACGCATCAGAGCCTAAAACCTTGTCTCCATCATTGATGGTAGTGTCTACTTGTATTTTACTAATTTTAGGCATATTATTTTTTTCTTATTTTTTCGATACTACGTCCACCGAAATAGGATCCGATGACAGTTATCAAGATTATTTGAAGTAAATCTGTCCACTTTTCTTCTACGTTAAAAGCTAAAGATCCACTGTCTATAAATACCATGAGCACGGTCGCCACTATTAGGAATATAAGAACGAGAGGGCGAACTGAACGCGTTAACCAGTTGCCGTGCTCTAAATCTGCTTTCCACCTTTCGGTGACATTTTTTTGCATTTGAGACTCAGCTTCAATAAATATCTGAGTCATTTCTTTTTCAAAATTTGCTTTCTCGTCTTTTGTTCTTATAAATCGATCAGCAACACCAGCTAGTTTATCTACAACGTTACCACCAGCATCACCAAATATTTTTGCTAATATTTTACTCATTAGTCTTTTCTTTGTCTCCAATTAGTTTCATAACCTTCAGTACCTGGTGTAGAAGACTCTACTTCTTGTTGTTCTGTAATTGTTTTTGCTTTTTGAGTTAAACCAAGAGAACCTAGTATTTTTTGAAGTTTATCAGGATCGTTAGTGTACAAATCAAGTAGTTTATGAAGAGGAGTTGATATACCGTAACCTCTTGCATCATTAGGACCTATACCCATAATACCTTTTAACTCTTGTTCAATTCTTCTGTTAACTCTATCAGGATAGATATTGTATAATTGCATATCTCTAGCCGATGCATTTTGTAATATTTTGTTTTTTAAAGACTCTTGTATATTACCCATCATGTCACTCATACCCTTTACCACTTTTCCACCTTCTTCAGTATTAAGCCATCTCATAGTGTTATTATCCTTAAAATCTATTTTACCACTAGAAACAGTAACTGGTATCTGTAATCTATTATTCTCACCTCTTGTTCCTTCTATTTCAAACTGTTTTTCAAATCCTTCAAAAAAGTTTTCTTGTCTTTCAACTTCTTTAATTTCTGTTATAGATTTACCTAATGTATCGTCTTTTATTTCTTTTTCAACCTCAATTTTTTCTTGCTTAACATCATCACCTTCCATTTGATCAAGCTTAAATTGCTCATATTCTTTTACGTCAGTACCTGTAAAACCTTTTTCCTTTGCAAAACCAGATTCTATCTCTTTTTGTAAAGCATCATAAACACCTTCATCTCTTTCTCCAACAAATTCTTTATCACCAAATATCTCACCATACATCTTTCTACCACCTTCACCTTCTACAACTTTTATATTTTTTATATCGTCTTCATGGATTTTTTTATTTCCATCGGCATCTTCTTCGTGCATGTTAGGATAATACCCTGGCATACCTTGCATAAAAGCTACAGCTTTTTCTGAAAAGTTAGTTGGTGTATCTTTACTGCCACGCTCTTTTATTCTTAGAGCGTTCATGACGAACTTATTTTTACCGCTGAATATTCCCATGGTGGTTTATTTTACTTGTTATATTTTTTAGGATTCATCATGTTTTGATAATCCGGATCATTTTTATCACCTTCCGCTCTATAAGCTTTGTCTGCTTTTTTAGCTAAGCCTACTGCTTTACCAAGTTGATTTCTAAAATCCATTGGATGATGAGCTTTAGGATACATCTTTGCTTCATATCCATCTTTTCTAGCTTTTACAACATCAGCTTGTGTAATACCTGGTCCAGTTCCTTTTTGATCTTCAAATTTCATTGGGTGCATATTAAAAGCTGCGTATTTTTTAACTTCAGTTCCTTTGAAGTTTCCTGGGTTAACTTCACTGTGTTTACCAGGGTACATTTTGTACGGTTCTTTATTTGGCATAATTTTTTATTTTAATTGTTATCGATCTATATCTTTAACCATATCATCGATAGCTTTATTAAATACTTTATCGGTATATGATTTGTTATTAAAAAATATACTTCGCTCACTAGTTGGTAAGTCTTCCTCACCTAATAGTATGCGGTATATTCTGCTTATTAATTGCGAACATTTAAATGAAGTTTTAAAAATAGAAAATTTAATTGAAGTGCGGTTGCGATGTCTCCATACTTCGATCCAGCCTTGTGAGCGTAATCGTTCCCATCGCTGTTTATCCCATGACATTGTGTATACGCCATCGATAAACTCTTGTCGTGTAAATCTGTCCTTACAGTCTAAATATATTAAAAGTTCAAGGTCTGCGTCTGTTAAACCGTAAGTTTTACAGGCCCATTTTCTAACGAGCCTGTAATACTTAAACAGTTTCATTTCACGCAAATCTTGCGCGTCGATTCTCATTTACTATGCAGCTAATGTGATAGAATCAACAGCTGTGATACCAGAACCAGTTAAATAAACTGAGTTCTCATCATCAGCGATAACCAAGAATTTATCTCCGTATGCATCGCAAATTGCGTCAACTACTACTTTCGCAGCAGCTTTCTCATCCGCACCAACAGATAAAATAACTTTATCTGCGACATCACTAGTAGCAACATCTGTAATTGCCATTGGAGTAAAATATAGGTTTAGTTTTCCTGCAGAAGTATCAATACCTCTGAAGTTTCCTACTGGATAAGCTACCGCGTCATCTGCAGCGTTAGCTAAAAAAATAAACTTTTTTACCATGATTTTTTTTTTAAGGGTTAAACAATAATTTCAGCACGACTATATTAAATTGTAATTGTTAACTATTCAACAATAACTACATCTCCGTGCTTTATTACATAGAAGTAGTTACCGTTAAATTCTATTCCGTGTCCAGCGTTTTTATCATACCAAACTATATTATTTTCTTTAATACCTTTGATTTGATCACCAACACTGATCACCTTGCCTTTTAAGAACCTAATGTCTTCATTTTGAGACTCGCTCAAGACAAATCCTTTTTCTGCTTTAGGCTTTTCTTTTATTTTATCTACTACTAAAAAACTATTTATTGCTTTCATTTATCCTCATATTAGATATTACACAATCAGCTGATATAATAGTCGTAACTACTGACACAGCATTTTTTAGCGCCGATTTTGTAACCAAAACCGGATCGATAATTCCAGACTTAATCATATTAACCTTTTTACCAGTTACTACGTTTATACCTTGACCTTTAACTAGTTTAGTAGGTTTTTCAATACCTGCGTTATCTAGTATTACATTGAAAGGTGTTTGTATTGCCTGTAATAATAATTCTTCTCCAACATTTTTAGGTGTTATATTGTTACTAGCATTAAGTAACGCTATACCACCTCCAGGAACGATGCCTTCTTGTAAAGCTGCTTTGGTAGCATATATTGCATCTTCTATCCTGTCTTTCTTTTCTTTTAGTTCTACTTTACTATCAGCTCCTACAAACACAATCCCTACTGATCCATTAAGTATTGCTAATCTCTCTTGTTGTTTCTTTTTTAAGTAAGGATTTTTAGTTTCTTTACCTATTATATCTTTTACTTGTTTTATACGATCTTTAAGGCTTTTTCCAGATTTATTTACAGTAAACACTGTATGTTTGTCATCTGTAACAGTTTTAACTGCTTCACCTAAACAATCTACATCAATAAGATCAAAGTCATCACCAAGCTCTTCATTAATAACTTTAGCACCTGTTACTATTGCTAAATCTTCAGTACTATCCTGTTTAGTAGGACCAAAGCCAGGTAAGTCAATAAAGTTAATCTTTATATTACCTTTAACCTTGTTTGTTAATAATGCTGCTTTAGGCTGTTGCTCTAATTCACCAACTATAAGTAAAGATCTGTTTTTCTTTATACAGTGTTCTAATATAGGTTGTATTTTACGTATATTAGGTATTGGTGACGATGTTATCAGTACTAAAGGATTATCTAGTTCTGCAACGCCTCTATCTTTATCTGTAACAAGATGAGGTGATTTTAACGGAGATTTTATTTGTATACCATCAACAACATCAACATATGTTTCTCCTGTTGGTGACTCTTCCATTAATACTACACCATCTTTACCTACTTGTTTATATGCTGATGATATAAAGGTACCAAGTTCACTATCATTATTAGTTGATATTGTAGCAACATGCTCAAGTAAATCATCATTTACATCGATGCTTACTTTATCTAAGTATGTCATTACTTTATCTGTAGCTGATTTAATACCTTGTTTTATCTCTCTAACATTGTCAGATTGTCTAGCGCTTGCTATCTTTAAAAGTGAATGAGCTAAAACAGTAGCCGTAGTGGTACCATCTCCTGCTTCTTTCACAGTATTGCTAGCAGCTTCCTTTATAAGTGTTGCACCTATATTTTCAACCGGGTCATATAAGACAACAGATTCTGCTACTGTTACACCGTCTTTTGTTATCACCGGTTTTCCTAATGCATCTTCATAGATGACACATTTTCCTGAAGCGCCTAATGTAGATTTAACTGCGTTGTTCAGTTTCTCTACTCCTTCAATTATTTTCCATTTAGCGTCTTCGCTAAAGTTCAGATCTTTTACAATCTGACTAGGTTGATTATATTCCATTTAATTAAATTTTATTTTATTCCTATTTAAATTCTTTAACTACTTTCGGTCCTTTGATAAAATCTAATCTTTTACCATAATGCTCGATGCTACCATCAATAGCAGCCTCTGCTCCGTCCATAGTTTCTCTTCTTGTAACGTCTACCCAGGCTTCATCGAAGTCTTGGTATTCGGTTTGATAAAATCCATTAGGTAGCTGGACTATACGCCAGTTTTTCTTTTCAGCTAAGTGCTTCCAGAATTTAATGGTTTGTTCATTGATTTGTGGTTGACTAGATGTACTAGTCCTGTAATAAAAATACGTCATTGTATTAGGTTTTTAGGTTGCAGAGGTATAGTTTATTCTTTCTTCGTACCGCGTCCTCTGTTTCCGCGGTTAGATTTTACGCTTACGAACCTCTTGGTTTTGTGGTCGTAATCTTTACCACGTATGTTCTTTCCTGCTTTAATAGCAGCACGTCTCTTACGCTGGTTTTCAGCTCGCATCTTCTTACGTCTCGCGCCATTAGCGGTTTTTAAATCTCTACGTTTCTTAGCCGCTCTAGCTCTAAGACTTAGTTTCTGCTTTGCCATACTATAATATATTACATGTATTTATAGTGTTTTAAAATAATGGTGACAATTGCCTGTTACTATTAGGATCTATATAGCTAGTGTCACATAAAAAAAGTTATTAGATATATTGGAGTAAAGTGTTGCCACTACTCTCCCGTACTTTTATTGTAAAACAAAATGCAATATACAAAAGTGGGGGCCCCTTTTTATATATATATTTGTAAAATTATTTCACCTTTTACTTTATATACTCACTATATTTTGTAAATATTACTTACTATGTTTACAAACTTAATACAAAGTGTCTCGATAATATATATGAGTTTAATAAATAATAATAATTTAGATAATGAGAGTGATTGCGGAATACTACTACACACAAAATAACAAGTAAACAAACAATATACTTTTACAAACTAAATACATTACACTAAAGATAATATAAACGTAACTAAATAATAACAATTAAAATTTAAAACTATGAGTAACTTAATTTCAAAAAGATTTGTCGTAAGACAATCACTAGTCGGTAAAAATCAAACTATTGAATTCACAAATAAAAAAGGTGATACAATAACTTACAATCACGACAAAGTCTT